TGCTCAAGCAACGCGCGCAGCAAAAGCGGCGAGTCGTGCTTCGTATAGCCGACGATATGGCGAGTCGGGCAGTGCGCGTCAACGAAGCGGCATCGCTCGGTAAAGAACTCGGGATAGTGAAGAAGTCCTATGTCGAATTGCGCGGCAAGCTTGCGCGTCGCACCTACCGGCATTGTACTGCGAATGACGACGCTCACGAAGTTGCGCCGTTCTCGCGGCACAAGCGTCAAGAACGGCTCAACGCGATTCTCGGGCAGACACACGAAGATCAAGTCGCTTTCGAGCGTTTCGACGAGCGTATGCGCGCGCCGTTCTTTCATCGTATCATAGACGCGCACTTCTTTGACGTGCTCTTGCCAGACGCGCACGGTAGCCGAGCCTACAGCGCCGTTACCGACGACGCCGACAGTCACTTTGTCGGCTGGCACGAATACCTTGTTGACTGTCACGCCTACGGTTCCTTTGCTAAAAGCGGCTTCGATCTTCTCTTTGTCTACTTTGACAGGATGGCCGAAGTTAGCTTCGCCGTCACGCCAGCAGCTTCCAGCGCGGTAGTTGAGACGGCCGGCTTGGACTTCTTGCTCGAAAAACTCGCCCATGCGTTCGCCTGGACAGTCAGTTGGCAAAGACGCCTCAGCGCCACCGCACACCATGCAGTGCGCCAAACCGTCTTCGCGATTGTAGAAAACGTGTTTCATTGGTAGCTCCCTTATTCTGGCTGGGCAGGGCGGGACGCGAGGGCGCCCGTGCCTTCGCACAAATCACATGGCTTGCCGCGCACTGACGAGCTACCGCCGCACATCGGACAACGGATGATCGTCATACAGCCTTGATCGCCGTCGCGCTTGCGTAGCTCCAAGTCGATCTTCTCAGCTTGGGTCGGCTTCAAGTTGCCGTCGAGGTATTCATAGAGCGTGTCCCATGCTTTGATGTAGACGCGCTTTTCTTCAAGCTCAAGCTTGTCGCCCTCGAAGTCTTGCGCGGACGATTCGGTGACGGCGATCTTCGTCATTTGCTTTTCGTTGAGTTGGCGCACAACCTCCATCGCGAGGGCCACGCGCCGTGGTACGCGCTCGTCGCGCACTTGCTCTTGATTCGGGCCGCGCATCCACTGCGGCGCGATGAACATTGGAAAGCTCATTTGCGGATTCACTGCTAGCTCCTTTGGCGAAAGTGCATGAAGCCGTAAGGCTTCTTTTTCGTAGGATCGCCGAAGACTTTCTTAGCCATGTCGAGAGCTTCGCGCAAGCCTTGCACGTCTTGCCTGTCGGTATCTAGCCACGCCAAGACGGTAGCGAGCAAAGCACGTCCTGCTTGGTAGTTCGCATCCGCCCGCATGATTGCTCTCGTTTCGGCGTCCATCGCTGTCCCTCCTTGACATGCTCGAATTATACCATGTTCGCGATTTTCTCACACGCTCGCAAGCGTCGCTATAATCCCAAATCAAGAAAGTACACTAAACCTGGAAATCGGGATAGTGTGTTTAGTGTGTGTATTAGTGTGTATTAGGCAAGCGACAATGCCGTAATGCCTTCTCCTGGAAAGCTCGTCTTCTTGTAGTGACTTTCATCCCACTTCTTGTCGAGCGTGCTTGTCTTCCAGCCCGTGTGCATGACGAGCGACGGGTTATGCACGTACTCTTTCCAACCGGCTTTGAGCATCGCCGAAACAATGCCACCGTCTACAGCGACTTTCCCTCTGATCTTGCAGCATGGTCGCTCGACGAAATGACGGCTTGAAAACAGCGTCAGCAACGCCTCACGCGAGAACACGAGAGCGAGGGCTCCTTTACCGCACTGATTCGACAGATAGAACCCGTTGCGCGCGGGCGCGATGACTTGATTAGACGGCGCAGAGTACAAGTTCCAGTAGCCTGGGACGCTCGCTTGCGGTGGGTCGGGATAGTCGAGACGTTCGAGGTACTGCCGAGTATCACGCAGCGCGACGAGATCGTCTTGAAACATCGCATAGCGCTGCGCGTGCGGCTCGCGAATGAATAGCTCAAGCATCGCGAGGGCCCAGTTACCGTGGACGCTTATCACTGGCGAGTGGCAAGTTACTTGCAGGGAGAACTCCGCCTCGTAGTCAAGGGCGAGCCTGTGATCGCAGCCATCGACGAACAAGCGCGGCTCAGGAAATCCCGCGTATGCGAGGCTCTTGAGAGTTGCGGGCAAGAGAGTCTTGCGTCGCGCAGGCACAGTCATTACGCCATACGTCCAGCGCATTATGGACGATGTCCTTTACATTGAATGAACTCATGCCAGCCTGTTAGCTGGCACGTTGACGAGCCTTGCGAACCGTCATCGCGATAGAAGCAGCATCCCATAAACAGCATCGACTCGACGGGAAACCCTTGCGGCACGCCGTTGAGCGACAGCATGCGCCGGCCTTGCTGGACGCTCATGTTCCCACCCAATACCTGCACCTCGGATGTCCCACCGAACCATGCAGCCCAGGTATCTGGGTATGGCGGTGTCCCTTGGAAGAAGTTGTGCCACTCGCACGCCATATATGTCCAGCCGCTAGAGGCTGCCGGGACGTTAGGTAACACGTTGCCGCGAATCGCCGCCCCCCAGAAATTGTCGCACGTCTGCACCATCGCGGGAGCGTGGTGATAGTTGTAAAGCTGCATCCCTAAAGCGTAGGACGATTGCACGGACAGATTGAAAAGCGCGGCCTTGCTGAACTTGCCGTCGATCCGAATACGCTCCAGCATGAAAGCGTCGGTGGGATACGGCGGCTTGCTGGCGATGAGCAGTCCGCACTCGCTCAGGACTTGGTGACTTTCAATGCGGAAGTCGGCCAGGCATACGTCCCCGCAGTTGAGGATTGACAGCGAGTTCTTGCCCGGCTGTGTCACCACGAGCACCGATGAGCCGGGCACGCCGTTAGTCGAGCCATGCCGGCCATGCCCGCGAATCGTCAGCGGCCGGGTATCTTCGATGACTAACTCATCATCGAGAGCGTACATGCGCGGCTCAAGTTGAAGGATATGCCCATACTTCGGCTCGCCGTGCCGGCGTGCGTCTAACTCGTCTTGCAGCCATTGTGTATCAGCGTTCATTCTGTCACCCCATTACCCAGCCAGAAATACCACCCTGCACGTTGTTCGCCGTGCCCGTTTTGAACGTCGTTGTGCCGCTGTCTGAGACTTCGTTGAGCGAAATTACGTGGTAGCCAATATCACTCATCAGATTGATGAAGGCGTTAAGCGAAGTCTCAGTGCCGGTATTTGTGTAGTTCATGAGGCTACGCGCCGTAAATCCACTCGTCGTATCGTACCCGAACCCGATGCGCCCGTTACCGACAACATTCGCTGCCGCGTGTAACTCCACTTTCGTCGGAAAGCCGCAAACGATACCAACTTGATTGCCGCTACTATTGTTTAGCTGCCTAACTGTCGTGCTGCCGTAAGTCCAGCCAGACGACGAATCTTCCACGAATACGGGCCGCTCGACTTGGTTGTAGTAATTCCACAAGTATCTTTTGGCCTGTGTTCCGCCATTGGTGATGCCGCCCGCGCTGTCTTCGCATTGATTGGCGGCGCTGCCGCGTAGCGTCCCCAAGTAAAGCCGAGTCGTAGCGCCGCTCTTAACGTATACGCCGTCTTGCAGAGCCAGTGCCGTCGCTCGCGTCGTGTCATTAGTCCAGGCCGTTGTTTCTAATGTCAGCGTGCCGGCGTCGTCGTAGATGAACACGTCATAGTTGGTGCTGTTAGATATGGACAGCGACAGGCTGCGCTCCGTGAAGCTATAGACCTTCCAGCGCGTGCCGTCATAGAGACGGACGCGGTTGCCGTTGTAGGGCGTGAAATACAACGTGCCCTTGGCCAACTGATCGCTCGTCGAGACTGGTACGCCGCTCTCCAGAGTCAAGCGGCCCTCGACAACGTGGGTGGTCAAAGCAAGCAGTCGCTCGACTACGAAGTCGCGATTCGCCGGCACGCTGGCGTCATAACCCGGCAATATGTCGTTTAGCGCTGGGTCCGCGTCAGTGAAAGCGTTAAGCGGGCCTAGTTTTGGCGCTGTCACGTTGGCGTCGAGAATCTTCGCGGTTGTAACTGCGTCGTTCGCTATCGTTGCGGCAAAACTGCCGGTGCCGCTGCCTGTCACGTCACCCGTCAGGGTAATCGTCTGATCGCCAGTATTCGTGCCTGATGTCGTGCCGCTCGCTGTGAAATTGCCAGTAAGGGTAAAGGTGCGGTCGCTGTCGCCTGTAATGAGGTTCAGCGTGCGGTTGGCCGTTAGATTCGAGCCAAGAATGATTTCGAGGACGTGGGATTGGTCGGTGTCGCCTAAGCCTATCGCTGTATTAGCTAGCACGCTGTCCGCTGTCAACGACGTTGTTACGATGTTGGCGACACTGAGCACGCCATCACCTGGCGAAGCGCCCGGGTCATAGTCGAAGAAGCCTGGGTCTTCGGCGAGATTGCCGCTACTATCGACGAAGAGGATACTTTGAGCGGTCGCCGAGCCAACAGAGTCGCCAATCGACAGCGCGCTCACAGAGCCGGCTGGGTCGGCAAGCAATCTCCAACCACTGATGCCTGTATTGTAAAAGCAATAAAGCTTGCCAACTACTAAATCGAGATCGGCAGCGTTATCGAAATAGAAACGGTTGTTCGCGGAATTCGCGCCGTCGTTATGAAGAAGGGTGATCTCTTGCGCGCCCAAGCCAATACTGTCGTTGGCCTCGAAGCGCAGCCATAGCAAGCCTTGATTGCCGCTCCATTGCGTTCGATCTATGCCACCGATGTCAACGTGCCCAACGGCGGCTAGCGTAAATACGCAAATCAAGCCGCGGCCGATGTTCGGTCCGCTAGCGTCGTTGTACGGCGAGCTTGCTGGATTGAACGTAGTGACAGCTAGGGCGCTGAGAGTCGATGTCGCGACGAATGCGTCATGGGTGCCGGGCGAGATGCGCTTGTGGAAGCCGGCATTAACGCCATCATCCCAAACTGTGCCGGAGCAAAGTGCGGCGTTGCGAGTTGTAGTGCCAAAGCTGCCAGTCGCCGCATTAGTAGGATTGAAGCGGGATAGGAAGTCGTACTCGCCGCTGCCGTTGACTAGCGGCGATATGCGCCAGCGCGTGCCATCATGAAAAGCTCGCGCCATACCGTCTTCGTACAAAGTGAAGTCGAGGCCGAGAGGGCAGTCAAACCTATTGGCAGCCGTAGACCCGGCCTCTTCGTACCCAATGATGCACTGTTGGACCGCGCGAAGAATAATCTCCCGGCCCGCGACTCCGCCTGTCAAGCCGTTTAGTTGCGCGAAAGTAGACGGGCCAGAGAACGATATGTTTAAGTGGACGACCGTAGTGTCTGAGTTAAGCGTTACGTTGTTCTGCTCTCCTGAGGCTGTTATAGTCTGTAACACGCCAGCCGCTACCGCCCCATCCGAGACAGCAGTTGGGATAGCGTACCAGTCGCCGAACTTATCCCTTGCCGCAAGCGCCCACTTGTCACCGCTTACCGTGACTTCTGACAAGTTATTGAGCGTCACCGTAAGCTCGGGCACGGGCAGAATCACCCCCTCAGACATGGCGTAGATGTCCGCCTCGACGCTGCCGGGCCGATCTTGAAGCTCGCTAGCAGTGCCCGTCAAAGGCGCTGGGTCCAAAGCTGGGATGCCGGCTGACGGGATGCGCGCGACGTAGACTTCAGGCGCTTGCACGTCGTAGCGCTCGGGGCGAGCGACTTTGCGCTTACGCTCGCGCCGCCACTCACGCAACATCTCTTGCAGCGTATCGCGGTCGCTTCGAGAAAGGACAAAGACTTCTTCTGCCATTTTTCACTGCCTCACGAATCTGAACCATCTCACTTTGGGCGCCGCTGTATAGAGCCTGTCAGGCGTGAATGGGTTGTAGACAAACGTCGTGCGTACAAAGAAGTTGCCCGAGTATTGATGGAGAACCGCCGACATATCGGCATAGTCAGTCAACGTCAACAAAGCTTGCGCGTCTTTGCCAAGCTCGCCTTTGACTACGTGTAAGCGGCGAGCTTCGCCGATGTATACCAACGATTTGTCTTCGGCGTCTATCCAAAGCGTTGTGAAGTCGCCCTCGACGCCACGAGCTATGAATAGCTGATTGCCGTCGTTGTCTTGCCAAGCACCGGACGGATCGGCGCTTGCAAGGATCATGAGCAAGAGGATCATTTGTTGAATGCCTCTACTTGCGCGTTGATGCTCTTCGTGCTGCCTGCGCGCATGCGCAAGCGCGACGTGCCTGGGCCAACGTTGACAGTGCCGGTGCCTGTACCCGTGCCGTACTCTTGTGGCAAGTTGCGCGACAAGCGCGCGTCATAGTATTCGCCTGGCAGTAGCTCGTGAATCGGATGAAAGCGCAGGAACTCAGGGTCCCAAATACCGATTTCGAGATAGTGTTCGGCGCTATTGTCGCCATCAATCGTGCCGCTGTTGTAGATGCGACACCAACCGCCGTACGTCGTCAGCGCCGACAAGTCGATGTCAGTGCCATAGATTGTCACGACAACCCCACCAACAAACGGGCCGCCGAAACCGTCCATATCGGCTTGAAACGAGTTTGGGCGAGCCATGTAGTCGGTGAGGACTTTGCCAGCGGACGTCGTCTTGCGAATCTGGAGGGTGCCGGTGACGCGCACTTCGTTGGCCATGATGATCTCCTAAAAGTCGGTAGGCAAGTTGAGCAAGAGCAAGTCAGCCGAGCGATACTTTTGCACGACGATACGGCCTGGTCCTGGATCGTCTTCGGCCGCCGCTTCCAAGCGCAGCGTGTAAGTCGCGTCGAACTCCGGAACGTCTGACACGACGACGCCCGCGCCGGCATCGAACTCAAAGAAAGGCGTGTATGTCACGCGCACAACGAGAAACGATGTCGCGAAGCCGCCTGTACCGAAGTAAGCGCGGCGCACGTTCGCTTCACCTATGACGCCGGTCGAGTATGCATATGCAGCGGCGTTCGCTACGCGCTCAGGCTTTGGATCAATGATGTACTTATCGGCATCTCCGAGCAAGAGCAAATTGCCGTCGCCATCAACATCAGCGAAGACTTCGATGAAGAAGTGGTCCAAGTCGCCTTGCGTCAAGCGCGCGACGATGCGCCCTTCTTGATTCTTTGGTACCGCGAAAGCGTAGTAATGTGACGACGACGTTAGGCGAGAGAGCGTTAGATCGCCGCCAGCAAGCGTGCGATAGTAAGTGTTATTCGGATAGATGATCGGCGCGATTACTGGGTCGGCCGTCGTTGTCACTTTGCCTTCGCGCGCGTTAGCGTCAGCCACGCCGTCTTTTGTCGGGATGTAGGGCGTCCCGCGTCCGTCGAGCAAGATACGCGCTGGGTTGCCTTTCGGGTCGATAGCCGCGATGTAATGGGCTGGGTTGTCTCTGTCAGCCGGCTCGCCTGGCGCGACATCGACAAGTTGCCAAACAAGCTTGCCAGTGACACCGTCAGTCGCCCAGCGGCCTTTTAGGACCTTGCTGCTCTCGTCAAGGACTTCTCTATCGAAGCCGTTTATATTGACTTCAAACTCAAGCACGCGCTGGTAGTAGAAAGAGTTGCCGTGGCGCACGCGCGTCCACGAGTAGCACGCGAAGCGGATTGTACGCTCGGGCATGCCCCATAGCGGGCGCAAGTTCACGCAGTTGCGTAGCGACGCGAGCAGATACAGTTGAAGTTGTGGCACGTTCTGCTCGATGCGCACGCTATCAAAGCCAGCGTCGAACTCGACTTGTGGGCCGCGAATCTGCTCGTGCGATGAGTATTCGATAGGCAAGCCGTACATATCGTGGGTGGCTTCTTCAGTCGTCTTGACGAAGCTACCCGATACTCTCGGCGGCTCGGCTAGTGGGTCTTCGATAGGTGGCGCGGCCGGGTCCCGCTCTTTCGACGGATCGAGCGGCTTCGTGCTCGCCGTCATGATGACGTTGAAGTATTGAATAGGCGAGCCTTCTACCGAACCGTGCGGTTGGCAGTCCATATCAAAGCGGAACCAGCCATAAGCGTCAGCATCGCCGTCAATCGACCAAAAATCGCCGGGCGCGGGCAAGCCTGGACAGCGCATAGCGGCGGCTGGGCCTTCGGCGACGCCCTCGCCTGTCTCGACTTGCACGAGAAACGCTATGCGATACGTGCGGTGGCCCTCGCTGTCCTGACTGCCCGACCATACGCGCGGGCCGCCTACTAGCTGCGCCATTACAAGCCTCCCAAGAAGCCAGCCGTGCCGGTGATGGCTGTGCCAGTCGTGCGCCGCTCCATGCGTTCAAGAGATTCGGCGATGCGCGTCAAAAGCGGCTTTGTATCGTCGCGGAAAGAGCGCGCGCTCAAAGTCGTGCCACTGATTGGCGAGCCTGACAAGAGATCGCGGTACGCTCGCACGCGAGCAAGGCCGGCCGCCGAGCCAGCCGCTACGGCATCTTGAGCCGCTGCGAACTCGTTAGCTTGATTTGCAGCCGCTTTCATAGCGCGCGTGTAGACTTCAAGCGAGATCGTGCCGGCGTCGAACATCTCTTTTAGCTCTGCTTGCCTGTCGGCGATACGCTCGGCCGGCGTCAGTACTTCACCGTACACGCTCTTCGCTTTCTCAATCAAGTCGATCATATGCGCTAGCGGTCGCATCGCTTCCAAGCGATTGATGACGCCTAGCCGGCCTTCGGCGCCGAATATAAGCCGGTCGATTGTGCCCTCGCGCCCACCACCTAGCGAAGCGAAGCTGACAAGCTCTTCGCGCATCGAATGCACGAACGTCTCGACGCCTTTATAAAGCTCGATTTGCTTCTTAAGCTCGGCGTTGCGCTCGATAGCTATGTCTAGCTCCGCTAAAGCGGCTTCTGACGCACCGCGTAAGGCCAGCTTGCGTCTCTCTATCTGCTCGGCAGACAAGCCAATGACGGCGGCTTCGTCATTGAGCTTGCGCACGAACTCACTAACAGCGCGGTCGGCCGCTGGGGTTATGCCGGCGATAGCGTCGCGGATGTCGCGCACGCGCCTATCCCATTCGGTAGCCGCGGTCCTTATCGCACCAAGATCGGCGACACCGCCACGCGCCGACGCTGTCATGATGTCGCGCGCGCCACGCCGCAGCACTGCCGCCCTACTTTCTTCAGCCTCACGCAAAGCGGCTTCTAGCGAAGATCGCGGTGTCGAGCTTTCGCGAGCGCTGCGGATAATAGCCTCTGTGCCTCCTCTCGCGCCAGTCGTGTATGACGACGTGGCCGCGGCTGCACCGGCGGCTGACGCGGCTGCTGATACATCTCGAAAAGCGTCGCGCAGCGCTAGCAATGTCACGATAACAGCGCCAATCGCGAGCAGCCATGGGTTTGTGATCGCAACGCTGAATATCGACTTGATAACGCCGATAATGACGGCGCCAGCGGCTAAGATTATTGACTTAAGCCCAGCAAATGCGAGTAGGGCCGCGCTGATCGCAGTAATCGCCACGAGAGCCTGCTTGATCCAATCTGGCAATGTTTGTAGCCACTTCGATAATGTAATCAAGATGTCGATAACAGGCTTTATAGCGTCAGCAATGATCTTGCCTAGTTGCTCCTTGAAGTTAGAGAAAGCGTTTGATAAGCGCGTCATGCTGCCGCTAGCTGTCTGCGCTTTCGCTTCGAGGGAATCCATACCAGCGGCAGCGAGCTTGGCGTATTTCTCTAAGAATTGCGCCTCATCTTTCACGCCGCGAAGCTGCGGAATCATGCGAGAGAACATCATAGCGCGTTCTACATCGCCCTCGGCCATAGCGGCGGTAACGCGGATCATTGCCTCGGCCGACGAGTTGTTGATTGACGCAAACGCCATCGCGTCTTTAACGGCTTTCTCGGCCGCGTCACCTGTCAAGTTGAAGCTCTCTGCCTGCTTGAGCAAAGCAATGGTCGCCTCGTCGGCATACGTCGTAACTTCTTCCATCGTCGAGGCGAACTCTTGGTATCGCTCCATCGTCGAGTCAACAGAACGGCCGTTTGCGATAAGCACAGCGTTCAAGTCGATCAAGGCATTTTCTTCTTCAGAGAAAGCAGCCAAGAAGTCTTTGAGAGTAGCAAGACCGCCGACAGCGCCCGCGAGCTTGAGCGCGTTCTCCATAATTTGCGCATTGCCTTTGACGGCATCGGCGGTTTGCTTGGTGAGATTGACAAGCTCGCCCATAGCGGCTTTGATTTGATCGGTGTCGCCGACCAATCGCACCACTAATCTTTCAAGTTCTGTCTCCACGCCTGTTCCCCTTGAAAGCGGCGAGTAGTTCTTTCTTCGCTTGCTCGCTGACTTCTTCGACAGTCATGGCAGCGACTGGCTTTGGCGCATCTTTAGGCAGCGGCCGGCGGAAGTGCTCGACGGTTATTTCGCTCACGTTCTTGCCCCAGAATCGGGCCGGCACTTGAAAGATAGCCTCAGCTACTTGCATCAAGTACCACTCGATTGGACCAGGCCGCGAAATCGCCTCGCCGTCAAGCCACGCTATAGCCGCGTTTTTCTTCGCTTCGGTCCAGCGCTCCATGAGCGCGAATGGGTCTTGGCCAAAAGCGTAGCCTACTCGGAACCAATCGTCGCAGGCTCTTGCGGCTTTTTTGACTCGGCGTCTCCCGCGAGCTTCGTCCAGCCCAAGTCTTGCATGCGCTGCCAAAGCGTTTGCATGACTTTGCCGTGCTGGGCGAGAATCCATTCGCCGCCTACCGGGTCTTTGGCGCCCTTGCGGAACAGACACTCGCCGATGAGGATATGATCGGTCGATTGGATTTGCAAATCGACCTTTGAGGTAGTCGCGTCCACTTTCGTCTTCGCGAGCATCGCGTTGCGCTGCTTGACGAGAGCGGTACCGCGTGGCGGTCGAAGCTCGAACTCTTCGCCGCGGATCGTGACAGGCACGACGACATCGTCGTCGAGTTGAGACAAGTCGATTGCCTCGAATAATGCGCCATTCTTCTCAGACATTCTGCGCCTCCTTGAGAGGTTAGAAAAAGAGCCAAACGCGCTTCTAAACGGCCGTGAGCCGCGCTAGAAGCAAGGCTCGCAAACGCTTACGTACCGGCGACTTCAGCGAGCACCGGGTCGGCTTCCACGTCGTTCGTCGGGTCCCAGTTGGTTTGCACAATGCCCATCTCGGCCATCGGGAACTCGCCGTTGTTCATCGCCGACGGTGTGAAGCGTTGCACGAAGCCAAAATAGCAGTAGGTGCTACCGTCAGGGAAAGTGTGCGTGATCGTCTGGCGGATGTTGATTTGCTCAAGCATGCGCGAGAACAAGACCGGGTCATAGCCGCCCGAGACGACAACGTCAGGCCCTTCGATGAGGGCTTGAGGCGATTTCGTCTTCCATCTGACGTTGTGCATCGTGGTGATGTCGATGGGCGGTCCGCCATCGAGGCCAGGCATGCCGACGCTGCGTTCGTAGAACTCGATGTCAGGATCGCGGCTCAAAGTGATGAGCGAGCGAAAGCCGTTTTCGAGCAGCCGGCCAGCGGGAGCTTGGCGTGTTGTCGGGGTAGGTGCTGCCATAGTCGTCTCCTTGAGAGATTAGACCTTGCGGTTAAACCTGCCTTAGACTTGCTAAGGCGTTGATTGTGAAGATCGAACGCTTGCTATCTGATTTACCGAGCGCGATAACGTCGCCCGTGCGCATCATCGAATGCACGAGGTAGCTAGCCGCGCCGATGTAGACGTTTGTCAGATACACGTCTTCATCAAGAGCGACGGCAATCGAGCGCGCTTTAGCGAAGCCTGCCGTATGGGCGGCCGCGCGCACGCGCACTTGGACACCGTGGTACTCGTGCTGCATGCCGCTAGTTTGGATTCGCCCGTTCTGGCGCCCAATCGTGTCATAGACGGTAATCGCACTGTCAGGCGACGACGGCTCGCCCGATGCGTACACGGGCCACGGCTGCGCGTCGTCTGGGTCAGTGCCGACGCCCAAGCGAATGAGCAAACGGCGCACTATGTCCGCGGGCGAATGCGCGAGGGCGGCACTGACTTCGCTTGTGAGGATCGGCCCTACAAGCAAGCCATGACTTAGCACGCTGACGAAGTCGCCAGGCGTCATGACGCGGTTACCCTCCCATTCGCGCTGAGCGATTGCGTCGCGCCGTCGCTCAATGTGATGATACCACCAGCTACGGGCGCGCTGTCGTAGACGGCGGCTCTGATCTTTTTCAAGTCTTCAGCCGCCCATGTATAGAACGCGGCGGATACTGTGATCGCGCCGGTCGCTTTGAACGTATAGACGGCATGATCGTAGTTCGTGCTTGCTTGTGACAGCGCGTAAGTGTGCAAGCCGTTGCCCTTGTGAACGGCGTTGCCGAGCAACGTCTGAGCGCCGTTATCACCAACAAGATAGACGGCGACAGTGCCAGTAAAATCGCTGCCATCGGCGGCAGTCGTCATTTGCGCGGCGACAATCTGTCCAGCGACGTTCTTACGCATCACGCCACTCCCGTAAAGACGCCACCGCTACGACCAGCGACAGCGAAGACAGACGCTCCGCCCTCGTCCGAAAGAGCGGACACTTGCGCGGCCGAAGCTATGAGAGCAGCAGTGCCCGTATAGATCGGGCTAGTGAACCCAGCAGACGCAGCGGATATAGCCGAGGAAGCGCTAGGATTCGCTGTAGCGGTATAAGTGGGCGCGTCGAACGTCGCAGACGCTTGGACTTGCGCGGACGCGGCAGCGAGCGCTACAGACGCTTGGAAGCGCTCTTGAAACGTCGCTGAAGCGCTTGCAGACGCGATAGACGCTGTCACGCTCACGCCCGCGACGTAGACCGCTGTCGCGAAGACCGCGGTTGCGTTCGCTGTCGCTAGTTGGGCGGTTACTGCGACGCCCGCGGTATAAGTCGGGTTCGTAACTTGCGCGCTTGCGGACGCAGTCGCATTTTGTGCCGTCGTCGCGATTGTCGCGGCGTAAACTGGCGTTACATGGGCGGCCGAAGCGCTTGCGGTAGCTTGGGTGGTAGTGAGGACGATAGGCGCCGTGTATGTCGGCTCAGTCGAAGTCGCGCCCGCTGCCACCGTAGCCACTTCAGTTGTCAAAGCGGCAGTTGCCGTATATACCGGCGCTTCATGAGTCGCGCTTGCCGATGCTGTAGCGGCTTGGGACGTTACCGTGGCGCTAGCTGTTTTGGTGCCAGGCGCGAAGCTAGCCTCTCCTGCCACGATAGCGTTGCTTGCTGTAACGCTGGCTGACGCTGTTTTGGTGCCTGGGGCGAAATTAGCTGACGCGCTTGCTGTAGCGCTTGCCGCAGTTAAAGTAGCGGTCGCTTCGTAAGTCGGTGGTGTGTGTGAGGCTGAGACGGCTGTCGTCGCGTTAGACGCACTTACTGAAGCCGCAGCAGTGTAAGTTCCAGCCCCTTCCGCGAACGTAGCTGTAACCGAGACCGTAGCGCTGACTGCGGTTACCGCGGCAGTAGCGCTGTGCAGAAAGACGAGGGTATGGGTGAGCTCGATCCACGGGTTAAGCGGGTCAGTTTCGCTGGTATTGCCGTCAGTTAGATCGTTAGCGTTATCATCGCCTACCGAAAGCGAAATAGTCCGGTTGTTCGTCGTCGCCGAACGCCAGCCGATCTCAACCACCAAATAATCGCCTGCCGATGCGTCTTGGCTAGTTAAGGCTATATCGCTGTTTTCGCTCGCGTCTCCGAACTGTCTGTTCTGGAGGACAGTGTTAATCATCTCCCAAGTAGCGCCGGTTGAGTCTGAAGCAGTTGGCGTGAGGAGGATCGACTTATCTTCCCCGGTTGGCTTTATCAGCTTTATCGCCATCGCCAAAGTGGCGTTAGCGCCTGAATTGCTCTCAAGGCAACGCATCTGGCCTTCGACGGTGCCGGAGATGGTCTGAGCGGCGAGCGGGCCGATAACGAAGCGCGTGCGTCCGGTGAATTGCGGAGAGGTAGTGCCAGTGCTGCCTGTCTTTGTCGTCATGGCAGTACCCTGCCTCGTTGGCATGCCCCACTGAGTATCAGTAGTGGAAGCCAAGACAGAGAACTGCCACGATGAGGGCGTGACTGGTGGATTGCCAGACGAAGGCAAGTAAATGCGCGTCGCCATTTACAGCATGTCGTTGGTCAGAGGCTCACGATCCTTGTTCAATTCGATTGCGAACCACAACAAGTGGAACGCGGCGTTGCGCACAGCCTTGTCGGCGACTGGGTCGATCTTGTCGAAAAGCTGGCGCATGCCTTCGATTTCATGCTCCCACGGCACGGCATCCCAAATGCGTTCAACTTCGTCGAGGGACAGCGGCGTGATCGTGCCGACGCCTGACTGGTGCTTCGTGCTCGGCTGCATCGAACGCGGCGTTTGCTGAAAAAGCTCGACCATGTCGCATAGCTGCTTGATCGCGTCGGCCACTGATTGGTGCGGGCATGCAAGCTTGCGATAAGCGGCGATCTTGTCTTTGTCGAGCGGCGGGGCAAACGAGCCACCAAGAGGTGGGCCGCTGCGCTGGCGAGTGTCGCGCCTGTCTTCGGCCACCGCGGTTTCTTCGGCGTGCATGTCGGCCGCTTTGCCTTTGAACTCTCGGGCCATTGTCGCTCCTTAGATTGGTTGGGTCCAAGTCATCGACGACACGGCGATAGTGCCGCCGGCCACGATGACGTTGTTGTCGAAGTTCACGTCGCCGCTACCCTGCCCGCATGTCATGTCGGCGAGAACGTTGTCGTCGCTGTCAGTGACGGCGGCAGTGCCGGCGGTACCGCTTGCGTCTGCGTTCGTGTCGCTTGTGATCGCAGACGCCGTAGCGACACCGGTGGCGGCGTTGCCGAAAGCTGGGTCCGAAAACGTCAGCGTGCCGAGCAGCGTGCCATACGTGCCGCCAACGGAGCCAGGCTGGGTCGAAGTATATATCTTGAGCTTGCCAGCGCCCGAGCCTTGGTCTATTACGTCCACTTGGCCATTACAGCCGCCGTTGCGCATCGTCGTACCAAGACGAAGGGCCATGAGCGCTAGACAGAACCCAGTGAGCAAGGCGAGAGTAAGCATGTCATTTCTCCAATCTTGTGAAAGCGCTATTGCGCAGGGCGCCCGTCAAGACAGGCGTCAGCAGTTGCGCCGCTCGTTGTAATGCTAAGCCTGCTTTGAGTAAGCCTTGCTCCAAGCTGCCGCCTCCTCGAACGGTGTCTTTTACAATCTGTAGAAGCTCACCCGAGTCAGTCATCTCGCGGTATGGCTGCTCTAAGAACTTCGCTTGGCCGTTCGTGTGCTTCGCTTCAAGGTTCTCGTGGACATAGATCGCGTAAGACTGAGTGAAGCCGACGCTGACAGACGCAGGCTTTACCGCTTTCGTGGCGATAGCGTTGAGCTTGCGAATCAGGGCGTCTGGACTAAACTGCGCCATTTCAAGCCTCTTCTGGCGGCGTGTCTCGAAAGAACGTCAAGCCGTGCTCGTGCCGCGTCACCCGTCCTTTCAAATCATAAGACGGGTTGTAAGAGACAATCTCCATGATCTCGTTGTCTTCGGCAGCACTGTCAGTGCCGAGCCACGAAGACAATGTGCCAAGCGCCATTGTGCCACCGACTGCGAACTCTTCGTCGGCGACGACAGTCACGTCGATGCTTATTGGCGTCCCGGCAGGCGACGACACTTGCCGGGTACCAGCCACCCAGCGCACGCGCTTTTCGACAGGCTCGCCGCGCAGCGGTTCGTTGTAGTCGTCTATGCCCGCGTAGGGCCATAGAACGGCTGTATGGCGGCGCCACGCGCGCGCAGGTGAGGGCATTTACTTACGCTCCTGCTTCTTGTCGTGCATGAGTGGCGGCCGCGCGGCCGGCTTCGCCTCTTCGTCGTCTTCTTTGCCGCGAAAGCCGCGCTTGGCCGCTTCATCGACAGCCTTGCGACGCTCGGCCCTTTCTTCGTCGGTCATGAGGCCATTCGGCTCGTCTTCTTCAATCTGCCGCAACGCTTCTTTCGCGATGGGCGCGGCGACGGCGATATTTGCGTCGCGAATACGCCGAAGAGCGCCAACGGCAATTTCGTACTTGTCCATAAACCACCTCGTAGATTGTTGGCCAATTACGCCGAACGAGGATGGTCCCATCTTCAGTCGGCATATTGGCTGGGTCTTTGTACCCACCTTTTGAGCGACTTCCCATATGTCCTCAACGCACAATCGGCGACGGGATGACAACCGCCAAAAACACGTAGAGGCCGAGAATTAGCACGGCCACGAACGGCAGCCATTGCGTTTCTAGCCTTACAGCGCCAGCCGCCGTCAGTGCCCACAAGAGCATGACGACAACGAAGCACACAAGCAGGACAATGCCAAGAACGCTCATAGTTCAATCCCTGTTGACGTAGTCGATTTGCTCGGAAGGCGGCTTACCGAGCCATTCGCTTGTTGCGACTTGGCCCGACATCAGCGCCTTGAGGATGCCGTTCGGATCGAGGGCCATAGCCGCTTGGCCGTAACGCGACGATTCCAAGTGCATCGCTGTTTGCCCGTGGAAACTCGCGGACGCGCCCGCTTGCGACGAGCTTGCATACGTCTGATCGGTGCACACGTAAAAGTGCGCCGACAGCCATCTCTCGATAAGCTCAAGCTTGCTTGCGCTGTAAGCTGCCAAGCCGCTGTCCGCAAGGTAGCTGACGAGATCGTCTACAACCGAATTGGC